AGGAAGCAATCCTACTGCATCAAGAGTCACACTAATATCACCAACAACTAGACACTTAATACATCTTGGAACAGAAACAACTATTGGTGATACGACTACACAAGATGATATGTTTATAAGATTTTCTGATCAAGAAGATATAAATACATATATTGCAACTTCTATAAACTCAGCAGGTTCACAAAGACTACAAGATGGAACTAAAATAGTTGGAGCATTAAAAGCAAAAGAAACAATTCTAATATGGACAGACAATGCATTGTATACCATGAAATTTATTGGATCTCCTTTTACGTTTGGTTTTGAACAGGTTGGCACAAACTGTGGATTGATAGGTAAAAATGCAGCTGTAGAAATAGATGGATCAGCATTTTGGTTGTCACCAAATGGTTTCTTTTTATTTGATGGTACAGTTAAATCATTGCCTTGCAGTGTAGAGGATTTTGTATTTAATGATTTTGATACAACAAAAGGACAACAAGTTGCTGCTGGTTTAAATAATTTATTTACAGAAGTAACTTGGTATTATCCATCATCAAGTTCTGATTTTAATAATAAGTATGTAGTATTTAACTATGGTGAAAACTGTTGGTATACAGGCACAGAAGCTAGAACCAGTTGGATGGACGGAACTATATATCCAGCACCCTATGCTACAAAATATAGTAGCACAGCCGATGGAACTTTTCCTGCTGTTATAGGTCAAGATGGTTTAGGACAGACAAAATATTTTGAACATGAGATAGGAACAGATCAAGTTAATGAAGACGGTTCAACAACAATAGTGCCATCTTTTATCAAATCTTTTGATTTTGACCTACAACAAAGACAAAGAGATGCAAGGGGGAGATCGTCAGGACCAAGCATTGCAGGTGAGATTTTCTTAGCTGTAAGACGTTTTGTTCCTGATTTTAAAACTTTGGCTGGTAATGCTAAAGTTACGTTGGCTGTGAAAAGGTATCCGCAGCAATCAGATACAAGCACTAGTTTGAGTCCCTTTACAATAGACTCATCTACTGATAAAAAGGATACAAGAGCAAGGGGTCGTTTCGTTAACTTTAAGATAGAGAACGATTCTAATGGCGAAGAATGGAGATTTGGAACATTTAAGCTAGACATACAACCGGATGGAAGAAGATAATGGCAAAAACTTTATTTGAATTAGTACAGGATTATTTAAATAGAAAAAATCTACCAGAGACTTTTAAATATAGCACATCTAGTGGTGGTGGAAATCAACCACCTGTAGATGATGATGACGATGATGATGTAATTTCTACACCTGGAATACCAAGTATGATGCCTGGACGAGATGATTCAGCTTTAAGTGCTTTTAGTCAATTAAGAAAAAATTATTTAAATCCATATGCTAGAATAGGTGATGTAGTTCCAGGATTTGCAGGTAAAGGATTACAAGCTTTACAAGACATGCTTCCTGTAAATCCAAGAGCTATCTATGAAAATGAATTAAGAAATCAAGGTGTAATCACTGATGACATAGGTAGAATAGTTGCAGACCCAACAGAAAATTATAATACAGTAGAAAATGTGATGGCTGGATATAATGCTAACAAAATAACTCAAGAAACAATTGATGAAAGAGTTGGTAAAATAGGTGATAGATTAAAAGAAAAATACAAGTTAAGTGACACACAAATACAAGGACTTGTTGATGGCACTTTGTCAGCAGAACAATTGGCTGAAATTAATGCAAAGGCTATTATGCCAGGCACCAATCAAACTACAAATTTAATTGATCAAATACAAGCTGTTGCTGAGTATGGTAGAAAATTTGTTGATGAACAATCACCTGTAAAAATGAAAAGTAATATTGTTGAAACTCAATTACGATTAGGAAAAGGTGAAGATGTATCCACCATGCCAATAGCACCGCCTAGTTTAGGTTTTGGTAATCCAAATTTAGATGCTGAAGGAAATATAAAAATATTAGATATTGTTGGTAGCGGTAAAAAAGACACCATAGTATCTTCAAAAGATGATGATAGTTTTGGATTACCAGAACAACCTTTTCCTTCCTTTAGTCCAGGTAAAGGTTTTATAGATCAAGGAGGTCTTGGGGAGTTTGGCACTGGTGTAACACCTCAATCTACTATTAATACTCTTAGGGACACTATTAGAGCTAATGTAGACGCAGACAGAGATAGAGGAGTAGATGTTACTAAAACTTCAGCGGCTATAAAAAAACAATCCTCTGGTTTAGGAAGTATTGGCACTGGAGGGGGAGGAGGCAGAAGTTATAGTGATAAAATAAAAGATATTTTTAATTATCAAGTTCAACCTACTACTAAACCTTCTTCCAGCAGAGATGATGGAAGTAGTAATGAAAGAGGAAGCTCTAAAATTGTTTGTACTATGATGAACGAAACATACGGCTTTGGATCATTTAGAAATAAAATATGGATTAAATATGCTAAAGATAATTTAAAACCTGAGCATCAAAAAGGTTATCACAAAATATTTTTACCATTAGTTAAAATTGCAAAAACAAATAAATTAGTTAGAAAAGTATTAGAACACATTGCAGTTCATAGAACAATAGACATACGACAGGAATCAAGAAACAAGGTTCACTTGTTAGGTAGAATATACAGAAAAGTATTAGAACCGATTTGCTATTTAGTAGGTAAGTATGGCAAAGATTAACGTTAGAATACCAGAACCTAAAGAAGAATATAATGTTTCTAACCAGAAACAAATAAATAGAACTATTTCTTTAGTAGTAGAACAATTAAATTCTACATATTTAAATGAAACAAAACAGGAGCAAGAAAGATTTTCTTGGTTTATAAGTGGCTAATATATACAAAAACGAATTAGTAGATCTAACTACTACAGATAACACTACAATATATACAACACCGGCAGATTCTAGAGCTATAATCAAAAGTTTATTGGTATCAGAAGATGCTGGATCAGGATGTGATGTAACTTTTACAATAACAAATGCTGCATCTGCAGTATTTAATTTGTTTAAAGACAAAGCCATAGCATCAAAAGCAACAACTGAACTATTGACTCATCCTCTTGTTTTAGAAGAGAATGAAATATTAAAAGCACAAGCATCAGATGCAAATGAATTACATGTTATTGCATCAATACTGGAGATAAATAGAGACTAATGCCATTTATAGAAACAAAAGCTAAAAAAGAAATAAGAGAGATAAACGGTAAACCAACTGTGGTTATTACACCAGAGTGTGAGATTACTTTAAAAAATTTAAAAACGGGTCAAGAATACATGTCAGATGCAGAAGCAGATGCAGATGTAGATAACCCTGGAACAGACACTAAAAGAGAAGATATTTCTAGAAGTGTAAAATTAACAGTAGAACATATACCTTTGGGTGGAGATTCTAAGTTGTAAAAGGAGAGTTTTTTATATAAACTTTATTAATTATGCCAATATCTAGAGGAATGATGGAAAGACAATTACGTATGGGCGGTGGTATTATGAATATTGTGCCTAGAGAAGAAGCATTTTTAGGTGGCCTTAAGAAAGCTATCAAAGGTGTTGCTAAAGGTATTGGTAGTTTTGTTAAATCTGATTTTGGTAAAGCTGCTTTATTAGGAGCAGGAGCTTTTGGATTAGCAGGAATGGGTCCTTTAGCAGGATTACAAAATACAAAATTAGCCTCAACACTATTTGGAATGGCAGGACCGGCAACGGGAGGAGCAAAAGCAGGAGGAATATTTAGTAATTTATACAATAAAATTGCTGGTATGAGTTTAGGCAAAAAATTAGGATTGGGTATAGGTATTAAAGCTGCAGACGATTTAGGTATATTTGAAGGAATGAATGAACAAGAAATAGAAGAATTTAAAAAAGATCCAGAAAAATTAAGAAATTATTTAAATTTATATTTTACAAATTTAAATCCAGATGCCACCCAAGAAGAAATAAATGAACTTGTAGAAAGAAATATGTTCTCATCTGGTGGACGTATTGGTTATAGATTTGGTGGAGGATATCAAGGAAGTGATGCTAAAACAGGTAAAGGTGGGGCATCAAAAGGACGGTCTACTTCAGCCAGAGATAGAGCAATGGGCAGCGGTGGTAAACAAAGAAGTGGAACAAATACTAGTTCTATTGGTGGTGGTAATAATAGAAGAGACGACAGCCCACAACAAACTATAACCAGAAGAGATAGATTTGATACTTCACCAGAAAATATTATTGGATTGCCTACCTTTGCTGAATTTGGACTTCCAGGTTCTAAAGGTTTAATGGATCAACAAATGCTTGCAAAAGTTTATGGTTTAGAAGACTTAGAAAAAGAAGGAGCAGAAAAGGGTTTTTTTGGAATGAATAAAGAATTAAAATCTATGCAAAAATTTTTTGATTTTGCTAAAAAACAAAAAGCTGCGGGAAAAAGTCCGTCAGGTATTAGAGAAAGTGCAAATATTGGTCAAAAATTATATGGCTTTGATATGGATTTAATACCTAAAGATTTCTTACAAACAGAAAAAGATTTTGAAGGTCAAATATCACCATTACAACTTTTCGAACAAAAAGCAGAAGGTGGTAGAATAGGTTATTCTAATGGAACAGACGATAGTCAAGAGTTCAAAGCTTATAGAAAAGCAATTGCTGATGGTACGTTCAAGGGTAGCTTTGATGATTTTTTAGAATACATTGATATGATGAGAGATAGAGATAAAACAGATATGGCAGAAGGTGGTAGAATAGGTTATGCTAGAGGAGACTCAGCAGAAGACAACGCGATGCAGGCAGCAGGCGTCATGGGCCTACCTTTGAACCAAAATCCAGCAGGAATTACTGAGCTAGATCTTAGAGAAACAGGTGGATTTATTCCTCCAGTTGGTGTAAAAGAGAAGGCTGACGACATCCCTGCGATGCTTTCAAATAACGAATTTGTATTTACAGCTGATGCTGTAAGAGGAATGGGTGACGGTGACGTTAATAAAGGCGCTCAACGTATGTATGACATGATGAAAAGACTAGAAAATGGAGGAAGAGTATAATGGCAGTATCAGAAACTAGAGTTAGACCACCGGAGTTTATAGAAGCTGCCGGTAAAACGTTTTTAAGTGATCTATCAAAAGCAACAGGTGATTTTAAATCAGCTGATCTTTCTAAAATATATGGTCCACAATTTGTAGCAGGTCTAGATCCTTTACAACAAAGAGCCGTAAAAGATCTACAAGCTGGTTTAGATTCTTTCAAACCATTCTTACAAACAGCTGCAGCTAGAACCGGTCCAGATGCATTTAGAGAATTTATGTCTCCGTTTCAAAGAGATGTAATAGATGCAACACTATCAGAATTTGATTTACAAGCACAAAGAGGTCTAGGGGGTATAAGAGATAGGGCTGTAGCCGCGGGAGCTTTTGGTGGCGATAG